CATGGTAAGAAGGTTAAACTATTCATGCCATCTTCAAAGAAGATATCGGTACATCAGGCTTGCTGTATTGAACGTGGATGTGACTATGACTTCTATCGTATTGCAGCGATGCCTAACCTAAATCTTATTGCAAAGAAATGGGCAGACAGACATCCTAATGCATTCTTTGTTCCTCTTGGATTGAAGCATGAATTAGTTACTGCTGGTTTCGTTAAGGTTGCATCGAGGATTAAAGAGCCTGATGAAGTATACCTTGCAACATCAACAGGTGTACTCACACGATCACTTCAAATAGCATGGCCTAATGCAAAGTTTACTTCTGTATGTGTGTCACGTAATATGAAGGCTGGCGAGTTAGGTGTAGCAGAACCTATATCAGAACCACTTGCCTTTCAAGCATCCGAGAAGACACACAACCTTCCACCATTTCCTAATATTGCAACATATGATGGTAAAGTCTGGAAGTACATACCTAAGAATAGTGATAAAGATATTCTATTCTGGAACGTTGGCGGTGAGCCTGAACTACTAGATGATTCTATATACGATAGAATCGATTCATACAGAGACTGGAGTAAAAATGAAACAACCGTGGCTTAACGAAGAAGCAATAGACGTATTCTCTAACTACTATTATCCTAGGGCAAAATGGTTACAGGATAACGTTAACTGGGGAGATTCTGATTACTTTTGTGATGAGGCTGATGTTGCTGTTAATGATCCGCTCATGCAGACCATAGACATTTATGACTGTTACACTCGTAATGCTGCAGGATTCTCTAATGTACCACAGGACTTATGGTTCGGTTCAAAGACTCCTAAGTCAAGATGGCATAACGAGCAACGTCGTGAATTAAATGCATCTAATGATAGTATCGATTGGGATATGAAAACATGGTTATATGTATTTTTATGTCATCGTATTATGGGATCGGGTGCATCATTTGAGAATGATCATGGTTATCGTAATAACGTGGTTCAGCATTGGGGTAAGTATAAGACTATCGAAGAGATGGCTGCAAACATGGTTGAAACCAAGTCACGTGGTGTTCCAATGTTTACCTCTATTGGTAACCAACCACCTGCTCCAAAGAAAGGCACATCAAACGTAGACTATATGTCAATCGAACTTCCACCACTCATTGACCGTTTTCATAAATGGCTTATACTAGAAACTCGTGGGCATAAGGATATTGTAGACTACCTTAATGGATACAATGCTGAAGTAGGTCATAGGAAGTTTAACTTTGTATATGCAGCATTCTCAATGGATTGCTCTGACTACTTTCCTGAATATGTTGATGTGGATTCACATACTTATTTAGGTAATAATGCAGTAAGATGCATGAAACGATTATCATCAGGATGGAAGCCGGATGACTTTATGGACTTACTGGTTGAACGTACAGGTGGTAAGGCAAAAGATTTAGAGGATGTTATGTGTGATTTTGTTAGATTTGGTCAGAATTATGTACCACGTGGCAATGGAACATTTGATCATGTATCATCTGCATTATCGAATGGTTCAGGATGGGTATCCGGATGGGATCAAAGGCAAGGAAAGCCGCCAGAAAAAGGTTTACAATTGGATGCATTCATGTTATAATAGATGCATACTAATAAAAAACACAGGAAAAATAATGATAATATGTATGTACATTACTGCCCAAACAGTGTATAATAGGTCTTATCAATCAGGAAATACTAGGAGTATTATATTATGTCAATAATGAATAAATTAAAAAAGAACTCGAGGCTAAAACATACTGCGGTCCTCTCTGAGTCAATCTTTTTCTCGGAGAAGGACGTCATTCAAACTGATGTTCCTATGATTAACGTAGCACTATCTGGAAGTTTAGATGGCGGATTAGTTCCAGGCCTTACGGTTCTGGCAGGTCCATCTAAGCATTTTAAGACAAGCTTTGCATTGAAAATTGCTGCAGCCTATCTTAATAAGTATTCCGATGCTGTAATGTTGTTCTATGATTCAGAGTTTGGCTCACCACAATCATACTTTGAAAACTTTGGTATTGATACTTCACGTGTATTGCATACACCTGTTGCCAATGTCGAAGAACTAAAGTTTGATCTTATTAATCAATTAGAAGAAATTACTCGAGATGACAAAGTCATTGTTGTAATAGATTCTATTGGTAACCTTGCAAGTAAGAAAGAATTAGATGATGCATTAAATGAAAAGTCTGTTGCAGATATGACTCGAGCAAAAGCTCTTAAGGGTTTATTCCGTATGACCACACCATTCCTTGCAATGAAGAATATTCCTTTACTTGCTGTCAATCATACCTACCAAGAAATCGGTTTGTTTCCAAAGGCAATTGTATCAGGTGGCACTGGTATCTATTACTCAGCAGATAACATATGGATTATCGGCCGTCGCCAAACTAAAACTGGCACAGAGATTACTGGATATGACTTTGTTGTTAATATCGAGAAGTCACGATTTGTTAAAGAGAAATCAAAGATTCCTATCTCAGTATCATGGGAAGGCGGTATTGAAAAGTACTCAGGATTACTTGATGTTGCTCTTGCTGGTGGTTATGTTATTAAACCTAAGAATGGCTGGTATGCATTAGTTGATAAGTCTACGGGTGAAGTCGTTGGCGTTAACCGACGTGCTAAAGATACATCATGTGCAGAATTCTGGGATCCAATCTTTAAAGATACTGACTTCGGCGAATTTATTAAGAATCAATACTCGGTTGATCGTAAAGCTGAGCTAGGCGAAGACTTCTTAGACAATGTGCCGGAGATTGAATATAATGATGAAGTATGAGCTAGTTGACGATAAGACTGATGACGAGCATTTCGCAGTTCGCATCACCGAAGGTAAGTACATAGATACTATCTATCGTTATAATGAAATTAAGGTGACTGAATCCGATGACGATTACGCCACCTTAAAGTTTGATTATCATATCATGGAGGGTAATATGGATCTCCATAATGATACTGACTTTGAAGAAGAGTTAGGTCATATTCTACATGAATGTTTGATTGAAGCAATTGATTATAAAGCAGAAAGTGCAAGTGATAAAGGGAAAAAGACCTAAATGAATCCAGATATTCAGTCATTGATATTACGTAACCTTATTAGTAACGATGTTTATATGCGTAAGGTTATTCCTTTCCTTAAACGTGAATACTTCGAGGGTCCATTCAAGACTGTGTTCAATGAGATTATATCGTTTGTGGGTAAGTATAATAACTTGCCTACATTCGAATCGTTGTCCATTGAAATGCAAAACTCAGATATATCAGATCAGCAATTGACTGAATCTGGTAAGGTATTATCCAATATTACTTCAGTAGAGAAAGATGCCGATGTGGATTGGCTTCTAGAAAGTACTGAAAAGTGGTGCCAAGACCGTTCTATATACTTAGCTATTATAGAATCTATTTCAATCATTGATGGTAAGCATGAGAATCTTAGTAAGGATGCATTGCCAGACTTATTGCAGAAAGCTCTAGCTGTCGGATTCGATACTAATATCGGTCATGACTACTTCGGTGCTATCGATGATCGTTATGAATTTTATCATACTACGGAAGAACGTATGCCATTTGACTTAGAGAAGTTTAACTCTATTACAAAGGGTGGTCTACCAAAGAAATCATTATCTGTTGTTATGGCAGGTACTGGTACAGGTAAGTCGTTGTTCATGTGTCATGTTGCCGCTGCTGCATTAAGTGCAGGTCAAAATGTTCTGTATATTACTATGGAAATGTCAGAGGAACGTATCGCAGAACGTATTGATGCTAACCTAATGAATGTGCCTATTGATAAGATTGAAACATTAACAAAAGAATCATTCACAAATAAGATGACTAATATCTCTAAGAAGACTGATGGTAATCTTATTATTAAAGAATACCCTACTGGTTCTGCTCACGCAGGACACTTTAGGGCACTTATCGCTGAATTAAGCTTAAAGAAGAAGTTTAAGCCAGATATTATTATGATTGACTACATTAACATTTGTTCATCCTCACGGATTAAGAATGGCTTGGGTGGAAGTGTCAATACATACTCCTTAATCAAATCTATAGCAGAAGAATTACGTGGTCTATCTGTTGAGAATAACGTACCAATCTTGACTGCAACACAGACAACAAGAAGCGGTTTCTCTAATACCGATGTCGGTCTAGAGGATACTTCAGAGTCGTTTGGCCTACCAGCTACGGCTGATTTAATGTTTGCCTTAGTGAGTAATGAAGAATTACAATCATTGAATCAAGTTATGGTAAAGCAATTAAAGAATCGTTATTCCGATATAAATGATAACAAACGTTTTATCCTCGGTATTGACAGAGCTAAGATGAAGCTATATGATGTTGAAGAATCTGCACAAGGTTTGATGACTGGAGAAACCCCAATGCCAAATAGTTCAAGTAATGCTTTTGGTAAACGAGAAAACAATTTTGAAGGATTTAAACAATGATTAAGTATAATGAAGTGATGAAGTATAATGAAGATATGATATTAACAGAGGTAGAGGAATATATAGAGTCAACTTATTCCTCTCATTATGCAAAAGGCGATTCTTTACAGACGCTTGATGTGTATAAAGCATTAGGATCTGCACAGACCACGTGTAGAGATACTGCTATTAAATACCTTATGCGTTATGGTGAGAAGGACGGATTTAATCGTAAGGATATGATCAAGGCTATACATTATATTGTGCTTATTCTTGGCATAAGCGATAAAGATAAAGACGTATAAATAATATCAATCTAAACTAAGGCAAATATAATGAACGTAACTATAGCAACTGAAGATAGCACGTTGTCAGATGATAAGACCGTTAAGGAAACCCTTGCCTTAATGGTTATTGTAATAAATGAGATAAGAGTTGAATTGAAAGAATTTAGAGAAGTATATAATGGAGAAGTAAATGACAGCTAGTTTAATATCGTATTCTCAACCACCAGCAGGCAGTACAATAACTCTTAACACAGAATCGGATAACGAAATTTTAACTAATTTGATTTCGTTTTGTGCAAGAGTATCAGCTCCAGACAACCAAGATGATTATTCATCTGGTCAAAAGCTGATTAATTACCTGGTTAAGCATCAGCATTGGAGTCCACTTGAGATGGTCTCTGCATGTATTGGTATTGAAACGACCCGAGATATTGCACGTCAATTTCTTAGGCATCGTTCGTTTTCGTTTCAAGAGTATTCACAACGATACGCAGATCCTACTAAAGATCTAGAGTTCGTATTGCGTGAAGCACGTTTGCAAGATCCGGTCAATCGACAGAATTCAATTGAGTGTGGTCCTGAGCATCTTGATACTATGATTGAGTGGGGACGTCGTCAGAAATCAGTAATTGATCTGGCAGAAGAATCATATCGTTGGGCAGTGTCGAAAGGCATTGCGAAAGAATGTGCAAGGGTTGTTTTGCCTGAGGGTAATACTATCTCGCGTGTTTATGTCAATGGTACTATCCGATCGTGGGTTCATTATGTTGATCTACGTTCATCCAATGGAACACAGAAAGAACACATGCAAATTGCTAGAGCTTGCTCTAAAGTATTGCAGTCCATCTTTCCTAACATAGAGAAATACACGCATGATTAAATTTAAAGAAATGCCGTCAATGAGACCTGTGCCTATTCTAACAAAGGACAAAGGTTTTATTGGAGCAATACTATTGTGGCTATTGGCTACACGTCAATGGACTATCGCCGAAGATTGGAACTATGAGCTTCATGGTGTCAAATGTGTTATTCCAGCTGGATTCACTTTTGATGGCGCGTCTATTCCAAAGTTCTTTTGGAAATACTTATCTCCAACTGGTGTATTATTAATGCCAGGACTTGTACACGATTGGGTCTATAAGACACGAAGTGTTAAACGAGCCGATGGTCGTGATGCTGAAATGCTTGATCAAAAGAAGTGTGATGAACTCTTTAGAGATTTAGCCATTGAGATTAACGGATTTAAGGTAATAAATAATATTGCCTATTACATACTACGCGTCTTTGGTCGCTTTGCTTGGAATTCCCATCGAAGAAATGACACATTTTTAAAATAAGTTAAAATAGTTGTGTACAACACACCCCTTTCTGTGATATAATAACAGTATAACATTAAGGGGTTTTTTATGCTTCACGTTTATATGAAAGACAGTATTTTCTTGTATCACACTTCAGAGTTCGCTCAAGAAGTGGTTAGGTTGTTATGTATTGAAGACTTGGATATTGAAATAATGTTTGATGATGATATAGCAGATAATGGTTATTGTTATATTGACCCAACAAATAAGCAAAGTAATATTGACATTGTTATTAGTGAAAACATTAATAGAACTGAGCAGTTAATTACTATTGCACACGAGCTAATCCATGCATGCCAATTCAAAGAAGGTTTTGAACTTGACGAGCAAGTAGCTTATTTTATCGAAGAATCACTTTACTTAGAGGCCTTAGTAAACACACATGAATAAATTAATAGTAGTACTAGCACTAATACTTTCATCTGCAACCTATGCAAATGACCACAATTACGAAGAAGCGGATATTCAATGTCTTGCAGAGAATATCTATTTTGAATCACGCAATCAGGGTAAGTTAGGTAAGATTGCAGTTGCTTTAGTAACATTGAATAGAGTAATGCATCCACGCTGGCCCAACGATATATGCGGCGTTGTTAAGCAGGCAAAGATGTGGGGTGAAGTTGTTGTTCGTCATCAATGCCAATTTTCTTGGTACTGTGACGGTTTGTCTGACCAAATACGTGATGTTGGCGCCTTTATAGATGCCCGCCGTCATGCTATTGATGCTATCCTATGGTATCGAGCTGGACATGATTTTGTAGATGGTGCAACACATTATCATACTACTAAGGTAAATCCGTATTGGAATGCTAGCCTAGATTATATTGCTACTATAGATGATCACATATTCTATAAGTAATATTTTATATAAATAGATTAAAAGTATATAAGGGTTGACACGATGCAGACGTTTGAAAACATGTTATTTGAATTAACCGGTTGGGCCTCTATGACAAAAAGTCAATGGTTCAAGTATGGAGATGATAGATTAGACGTCTTAAGGCAAACAATTGTAGACGGTGATCCAATAACAATGACTAACGGCGAAGATGCTATGGTTGCCGGTACTACTGCAAATCTTAAAATTGTGGACGACTATACTAAGTTAGGCGACGAAGCTCCTGCTACCTTTACTCTGAAGTTAAAGAAAAAAGGTGAAATAGTTTCTAACATGATAGGCAAATCACCTATTTTTGGTGGTAAAGGTAAGGGTGGCGGAGCAACTGGTATCACTGCTAACGGTGAATCATTGCAATGCTTATTCTTAGCTGCCATGTTAGGTGAAGGTCCTAATAACGAATTCTCACACTTTACTCCTGAATTGTTACAATCTTATTATAAAGATATCGACGTTGATGTAGGCATTAAAGACGTTATGGCATCGGATGATGCATGGTTCTTCTCTGCATTCGTTACAGCACGATATTTAATCAGAAAGAAGTACGTGACAAATGCTCATACATTGCACCGTGGTTCATCCACAATGAAGGCAATATATAGTGCTAAGCGACAAGCATTTAAGAACTCAGGCCAACCAGTATTGAACGACGACAAGTGGAACCCAGGTGATATTTGGGCAGTGAAGAAAGGTGCTGATATAAAGAAGCTTCTTGACGTCACCACAGTTGCTACGCTCAATGCAGATATTCTAAAAGCCTATGACAATAAAACGATCATTGGTATATCACTTAAGCAAATCGCTTCACTTGATAAGAAAGCACAATCCAAAGAATACAATCGTGATGATGAAATACTAGACAAGCATAAGTTTACTAAAGTAAGACTTAAGAGCGACGGTAAAAATTCAACCGTATGGACACTAAAGGGTGGTGTTATCACATTCGATGGTAGTACTAAAATGGACTTTAGAGCACCGTCTTCTATGGGTGCACTCAATGTTGAAATCATAGGTAAAGGAGCACGAGGTGGTAGAGCTGGATACGGTCAAATAACCTATGCAGCCAAAGCACATATGAAGCTTGATTTACCTACTAATAACGATATCAAAGCTCAATCAAAGAAGCTACTTGGCGGAAAGAGCCGAACCGATGCAAACAAATTTTATACAATGACTCACGCAGTTGAAAAGAATATGATGTCTAAAGAAGACTTCATGGCTGAGTTAAAGACCACTACAATAGATCGAATCCACGCTAACTTAGCTGCAGCTTACCTTGCAACTGGTTTACTAAAGTCTTCTTCGGCACAGAGGAACAACTTTGTAACGCATATGGTAAACTATGCAGGATCTAAGACTAATGACTCATCAATCTATATCAAAATTTCGGCTTAAGGAATACAATGAACGATTTTAATAATTATATCACTGAGGCATCTGCTAAGAATACGCACATGACTCATATTGAAGATCTTGTGCTGGATGGTGGAGTAAAAGGTGCACGAGATGCAATAATTGCGCTTCGCTCATTAAGGGATATGTTAGCAGGTCATGCTAAAGGTAAGACTGATGTGACTGTTAAATGGGATGGCGCACCTGCGGTATTTGCTGGAATTAACCCTGAGAATGGTAAGTTTTTTGTAGGTTCTAAGTCCGTATTCAATACAAACCCTAAGCTTAATTATACAGAAGAAGACGTTGATGCTAACCACGGCGGTGGCCTTGCAGACAAATTAAAGATGGCTCTAAAAGAATTCCCTAAGTTAGGTATTACTGGTGTTATTCAAGGTGACATAATGTACACCAAAGGTGATCTAAAGAAAGCAGTTATTGATGGTGATAAGTATGTCACCATGCATCCAAACACTATTGCCTATGCCGTACCAGCAGGATCTGACCTAGAAAAAACTATATCTAAAGCTAATATTGGTGTTGTGTGGCATACCACATACACTGGATCTTCTCTACAGGATATGTCTGCATCGTTCGGTGTTGACATATCAAGGCTTAAGACTGTTCCTTCAGTATGGAGCATCTCTGCTGATCTACCTGATATGTCAGGCCTTGCTACGTTTACCGACAAAGAGACTAAGGTATTGACCGGACACTTATCAAATGCTGGTAAGTTATTTAAAAAGATTGCTGCGTCTACTCTAAAAGAGATCGAGACTAATAAAGATTTAAACTTGCTGATTAATACCTTTAATAACACTAAGGTACGTTCAGGCAAGCGTGTTACCAATACTACTAAACATGTTGCTGAGCTCATCACATGGGTTGAGAATCGTTATCAAAAAGAGATCGATAAGCGTAAATCAGAGAAGGGCAAAACTTCTCAAACAAAGGCACGCGATGAGATCCTTTCCTTTTTCTCAAAGGATAACAAAGCAAGTCTTAAGTTAATATTTGACCTACAGAATTACATCGTAGAAGCTAAGCATATGCTCATTAATAAGTTGGCAGAGGTTGGTGGTATATCAACGTTTGTTCAAACTGCCGATGGTTTTAAAGTAACAAGTCCTGAAGGATTCGTTGCCATTGACCATTTATCAGGTTCTGCGGTTAAGCTAGTAGATAGAATGGAATTCTCAAAGAACAACTTTGATCCAGCAGTACTTAAAGGCTGGCAAACCGCAACACGTAATTAGTATAAATATAATACGAACATTAATAAATATAAATGGGATTAATTACTTATGAAGAATTTTGATGAGTATATTATTGATAAATTAGACGAAGCAGCAACAATGCAGCAACGCCTTAAGATGAAAGCGGCATTTAGAAAGAATAAAAGTAAGATCGCACTTGGACGTAAGAAAGCCTCTAAGAAGCTTGCAGACAAAGACACACTTATGAAGCGTGCAACTAAACAAGCAAAAGATGCTATTATTAAGAAGTTGACCAAGGGCAAAGGTAAGGGTGAATTATCATTTGCACAACGTCAATCAATTGAAAAGAAAGTCGATAAGAAGAAAGCCGCAATTGCCAAGATCGCTAAGAAGAAGTTGCCGGATGTTAAAAGAGCAGACAAAGCGAAATTGAAGAAGAACAAGGAAAAAGGTTAATGTCGAATTTTAAGTCGTTCAATGACTATCTAACTGAAGCAGCCGTAGGCGTAGTATTTACATTTGGCAGGTTTAATCCGCCAACAGTTGGACATGAAAAGTTATTAGAAGTATTAGCTAAGTCATCTAAGGGTGGAGATGTGTATCGAGTATACTCATCTCAATCACAGGATAAGAAAAAGAATCCTCTTGGATATGATGATAAAATTAAGTTTATGCGTAAAATGTTTCCTAAGCATGCACGTAGTATTATTAGTGATAAAAGTGTTAAGAATGCAATTGATGTCTTAGTAAAGTTATATGATGACGGATTTACGAAAGTCTCAATGGTTGTTGGATCTGATCGTGTCAATGAATTTGATGCTCTTGCCAATAAGTATAATGGTGTAAAAGCCCGTCACGGTTTCTACAACTTTGAAGGTGGTATTAATATCATCTCGGCTGGAGAGCGTGATCCTGATTCAGAAGGAGTGTCTGGTATGTCTGCCTCTAAGATGAGAGCTGCAGCAGAAAGTAATGACTTTGAACTATTTAATAAAGGTCTACCAAGGGCATTTAAAGACGGACAAAAATTATTTAATGCAGTACGTTCTGGTATGAATCTTAAAGAATCATATACATATAGAAAGCATATACAATTAGAATCGGTATCTACGATCAGAGAAGACTATATTAATGGCGATTTATTTAGTGTTGGTGATATGGTTGTTGTTAAAGAATCTGATGAAGTAGGTGTAGTATCACATCTTGGAACAAATTATGTCATATTAAAAACCACTAACGGTAAGTCACTCCGTAAATGGCTGGATAACGTAGATAAAGTAATATGACCGAAAGTACTGTGGCTGATGCGGCCCACAAAAGATTAGATCGCATTGAAGAAAAGATAGATAAATTAACTGACTTCATGGTAGGCATAGCTAGATTAGAAGAAAAGCAAATGAGTGTTGAAGATGATATTAAGACTATCTTAAAACGAATGGATTATACCGAAAGTAAAATGGACGCTGTTGATGACAGGGCCCGTGTAAATGAAGTTAAAATTGTTATTATATCCAGAGTTTTCTGGGCTGTCGTAGTAGCATTAGTGATCGCGGGAATAACCGTTTACGGTCCTGGTCAATTAAGATAAATTAGGAGTACATGTTAGTGAAAACGTTTAAACAAATGGTTGCCGAAGGTGCCAATAGTGATACTAAGAATGATGGTAAAGAATATCAAGCGTTCTTTGCAGCTGCATTAAAGAAATTTGGTGTATCCAGTCCAGGCGAACTTAAAGGCGATGACGAGAAGAAATTCTACGACTATATCGATGCCAACTGGGAAGCTGATGACGAAAAAGCTGAAACCTATGATGGTTCTAAGAAAAAGAAAATGAAAGAAAACCTTCGCAAAGATATAGCTAAAATGTCTGCTAAGTTTCCTGAAGGAAGCAAAGTTAAAATGAAGAAGAATGGTAATGTAGGTAAAGTCTTAAGTGTTACTAAAGACTCTATTAAGGTTGCACATGGCGATAAGACTATGGATCATACAGCCGATGAGTTAGAACTGGTCGAGTATGCAATCGGCACACCTAAGAAGAAGATGAATGCTTCTAAAAATAAAGAAGAAGGTAATGCTTTTACTGGCGCACTTAATGCTGCAAGAGAAAAAGGTGATTCAACCTTTATTGTTTCTGGTAAAAAGTACAAAGTGGAAGATATGGAAGGTGATGAAGGTGATGAAGAATACGTACCACACAAAATGTATAAAGATGGTAAAGTAGCTGATGCACCTACCGAAGAAGAGCATAATCGCTTAAAAGACCTTGGTTGGACACACGAAAAACCCGCATAAATAGTACTACAACAATAAGTAATAGGAATAAGCACATGAACCCACGATTTAAAAGAGCACCTGCTGGAAGTAAATTGACCTTAAGTGGATTTTTTAGCCAGTCTGGCGAACCACTAATGATTGGTAAGTTTACTCAAGATGAGTGTGACGAGTTTAACGGCGTTAAGAAAGCAGCTCCTGCTAAGGCAGAATCAACCGATAAGAAAGGTACGATTAACAAACTCTTCTCTAAGTAAAATTTTATGTCACTATTTGATGCGTTAAATGCAGATAACTTTGAGTTGTTTGCAGGGAAATATTATACTAACCCACAGTGTACGTCTATTGAAGAGTTTCAAGAGGATCTGCTTAAGTTTAAGTACCTCAAGAAACTCTTCACTAGGTATAACAATAACGATGATTTGCAGATTAGATTAATTCTAAACCATATCATCATACTATATAATGTATTTGAGGCTGACGCCTGTACTGCAATGCTATATCATAAGATGAACAGTGCATCATGGAACGCTCTGACAACGTTTATAATTTTTCTAAATTATATTACAGAACCGCCTCATGTTGACATATGTATAGATACATTTATTACTAACGAGCTGAGTAAAATCTAATGGGGTTTTTAACACGCGCTGCCGATACGGTATACACATTTAGGTTCCTAAAACTATTAGTCACGGCATGGGAAGATACACCCGCGTTTGAATTAGGCATCATCGACAAGGATGGTCAACCAATAAAGAAGGTAAGGGATCTTACATCAACTGAAAGGGACGTATACACTATGTTCCATAGGTTAGTTTATAAGATTAAACGCCTAATGAATAAGGTACCTGGTGGCAAGTCAAAGATTGCTTCTTATGGTGCTGCATTATACTTAATTAAAGAAGAAACAGGAATGTCAGAGGCACAGCTTCTTGACGCGATGCATTCTTTAGATTTTGAATTAGAATTTGAAGACATCAACGAAACATTTATTATTGGTCAGGATAACGAATTACTTCCTGGTGTATATACATTAAATAAGAACATATTACTTCCACACTCTGGTGAAGAACTTGCTTTCGCAGAATCTAAGGTTATTGCGCATGGTCATGAAGAAAGAGTTGGATCTATATTCGGTATGAACGTATACAAAGTGGAGCATATTGCCACTAGACAATATATTAACGTAACATCAAGAGACTTAAACCGATGAACACATTCGTTGAACAAACTATCCCACAGGGCAAAACAGTATTAACTAAGAAGAAAGGTCCTTCTAAAAAAGATATGGCTAAACTACAAAAAGTTCGTGCAATGTTAGATAAAGAAAAGAAGCCAAGACTTAAAGAAGCAGATCCAGGTGATATGGATTGCTGGGACGGATATAAGAAGGATGGTACTAAACCAGGCACCGGAAAGAACAAAGGTAAGCAGGTCAACAACTGTGTCAGAGAAGATACACCGGCAAACGTTACTGCAGGTGTTGCCACAAACTCTATTCCCCTTGGTAGTAAGTATAAGCACTTTAACGTTCCATCTGAAACTTTTAGAAAGTTTGAAACTGGTCGTAATAAGTTTGAGCGTTGGAATAAGTTCTTAGATATGAATGACTCTAACCAAAAGGCTATTCATCTTTATGCAAGTAAGAATCCATCAAATACTATCATCCTTCAAGATGAGACAACTGGTGCTATGAGATCTATTCGAAGAAGATCATCAAATAACTTATAATAGTTGTGTACTTATCATGAGACATGTGTTATAATAGTACCAATGAGTAATTAACGTAGGAACTATATCATGATAGGAATAACATCAGGAATACGAATGCTGGCCCTCGGAGGGTTAATGTCCGTAGCAGCAGGTGGATACTGGTACTATACCAGCTCGCAAGCTAAAATCAATAGTTTGCAAACAACTGTAGCACAATCAGGTGCTGCAATCGAAGTTCAAAAGCAGTTTATAAGTAAGCAAAGTGAAGCCATTGTAAACCTCAATGGCAATATTGCGCTGCTGCAAGAAGTTCAAAATAACCTTATTATTGAAGCTCGGGCATCAGCCAAAGAAGTAGCTAACCTTAAATCAAAATTCAATACTTCATCATCAGGCAACGATCGTGATATCGGTGTATTAGCTGCTAAAAAGCCATCGCTAATATCTAAGATTGTCAATAAAGCGACTGCGGCATTAGGTGATCAGGTTGAGAATCTAACAGCCATAGAAGAAACCAATGAATAAACCTATTATTTTATGTAGCATACTGGTTGGACTATCAGGATGCTCATCATTTTCGCAGCCTCCGCCTGTTATTGCAGTTGATTGCCCTATATTAGAAGTCAATGATCCGACCATATCATTCCCTAATCCAGTAGCAATCGAATGGATTGATATGGATATTATCATACTCACACCAGATACTACTGATGCTGAATTTGATAAGTTAGAAGCCGACCAGCGTGTATATTTTGCAATTACGGATAAGGGATATGAAGCAATGTCCTTAAACTTCGCAGAACTAAAGAGATATATAAAGGACCAAAAAAACATTATTATAGCATACAAGACATACTTTGAGGAAAAGAAATGAATGACATCTCTATCACTAAACGGAATGGGCATAAAGAAGGATTTGAGTTAGAGAAAATACATCGTATTCTTGAGTGGGCATGTTTAGAAATCTCAGGTGTATCTATTTCTGAGATTGAGATCAAAGCTAACATTCAGTTATATCAATCTATTCCTAGTTCTGAAATACATGAGCTACTGATCAAATCATCAGCAGAACTTATATCAGAACATACACCAAATTACCAGTATGTGGCGGCTCGTTTAATCAACTATAAAATTCGTAAAGAAGTTTATAACGGATTTGAGCCAACACACTTATTCGATACAATTGAGAAAAACGTTGACCGTAAGGTATACGATTCATCAATACTTGGCGCATACAGTGTATCAGAATTCGAAAAGATGAATGACTATATCAAGCATGAACGTGATAACTCGTTTACATATGTCGGTATGGAACAATTCCGTAGTAAGTATCTAGTGCAAGATAGAAAGACTAAGACGTTATTTGAAACACCTCAAGTTCTCTATATGATGATTGCTGCAACTTTATTTCAAAACTATCCAACAAATACAAGGATGAAATATGTCAAAGACTTCTATGACGCAGTTTCGCTATTTTATATCTCACTACCTACACCAATTATGGCTGGGGTGCGTACTCCTACGAGACAGTTCTCGTCGTGTGTTCTCATTGAGTCAGGTGATTCACTTGGTTCAATCAATGCTACGGCTACCTCAGTCGTTCGCTACATATCTAAGAAAGCGGGTATTGGTATCAATGTTGGTGGAATACGTGGTCTGGGCGCTCGCATTGGAGACGGTTCTGTTGTACATACTGGTCTCATTCCGTTTCTAAAATACTTTCAAGCGGCTGTTAAAAGTTGCTCACAAGGTGGAGTTCGTGGTGGTGCAGCTACAGTGTATTATCCTGTATGGCATTGGGAATTCGAAGACCTTATTGTATTAAAGAATAATAAAGGTACTGATGAGAACCGTATTCGCAATATCGATTATGGTGTACAGTTTAACAAGTTGATGTATGAACGTCTACTCACTGGTGGTAATATTACTTTCTTCTCACCTGACGAAGTGCCTGATCTATATAAGGCATTCTATGATGATCAAGATAAGTTCAAGGCATTATACGAGAAATATGAAAAGTCACGTTCTGTACGTAAGAAGTCATTGCCAGCACTAGAAGTCTTTTCGTCGTTTCTTACGGAAAGAAAAGAAACAGGTCGTATATACCTACAGAATGTAGATCACTCAAACGATCACGGATCATTCTTACCAGAAGTTGCTCCAATTAAGATGAGTAACCTATGTGCAGAGATTGCACTACCTACTAAACCTTTGGAGCATGCAGACGATACGAATGGAGAAATTAGCCTTTGTACCCTCAGCGCAATTAACTGGGGACTCATTAATGACCCTAAAGAGTTTGAAAAATATTGTGACTTGGCAGTTAGATCTCTCGACGAACTCCTTGACTACCAAGATTATCCTGTCCCCGCAGCAATGGCTGGAACTAAACGTCGCAGACCATTGGGTGTCGGTATCATTAACCTTGCTTACTTTTTAGCAAAGCGTGGGCTAAAGTATGATGACGCTGCATTAGAAACAATTGATGAATACGCAGAGGCATGGTCATATTACTTGATCAGTGCATCTAACCGCCTTGCTAAGGAAAAGGGTAATTGTCCTGCATCTAACGAGACTAAGTACCACACTGGAATTCTTCCGGTTGATACATATAAGACTGAAGTAGATGAGTTAGTGGCACCTAATCAAAGAATGGATTGGGAAAAGCTAAGAGGCAATTTGCGCAAGCATGGAATACGTAACTCTACTGTAATGGCGTTAATGCCAGCAGAGACGTCTGCACAGGTATCAAATTCAACGAATGGTATTGAACCACCACGTAGTTTGGTATCATATAAGCAATCGAAGGATGGCATCATGGCTCAAGTAGTTCCAGGCTATCCTCGTTTAAAGAATAAATATGATCTACTATGGGATCAAAATGGACCAGAAGGATACCTTAAGATCTGTGCGGTCCTACAAAAATACATTGATCAAGCCATCTCAGTCAATACTTCATACAATTCAGATCAGTATGAGGACGGTAAAGTGCCGATGTCTGAAATGATCCGTGACCTTATAAACTTCTATAAGTACGGTGGCAAACATTTATATTATTTTAACACACATGATGGAGCAGGTGATGTACTCGATGATGATGAGAATTGTGATAGCTGTACTATTTAATAAGGAAGAAAAGAGATGAGTGTTTATAAGCCGGTAACAGTATCCCACCTAGAGCGTAGTATGTTCTTTGATGAAGCAGTGGATATTGCTCGTTATGATGAAGTAAAGTATCCAACATACGAAAAGTTATCCGACAAAATGTTGGGGTTCTTTTGGCGCCCCAATGAAATTGATGTAACTAAAGACAGAGCAGAATTTCGTGACCTCACTACACATGAGCAACATATATTCACAGCCAATTTAAAAAGACAAATCCTCCTTGATAGCGTACAAGGTCGGTCACCTAACTTGGCGTTATTGCCAATTTGTTCATTACCCGAACTAGAAGTGCTAGTAGAAACGTGGGCGTTCTTTGAGACTATTCATTCTCGCTCATATACGCATATTATTCGTAACATATATCCTAACCCTGGTCAAGTATTTGACGAGATCAATAGTATCTCAGAGATTCTTGATTGTGCAGACAATGTATCAAAGTACTATGACAACCTAATTGCAATCAACTCAGCGGAATCAGCTAATCCCGGATCCGTAGATAAGTACGAACAGAAACGAGCCTTATGGCTGTGTTTGCATTCTATATACATATTGGAAGGAATACGGTTTTATGTCTCATTTGCATGTAGTTGGGCATTTGCAGAATTAAAGAAGATGGAAGGCAACGCTAAGATTATTAAGCTGATTGCACGTGATGAGAATTTGCATTTATCTGCATCTACTCAAATCATCCGTAACCTCCTTAAAGAAGATTCGGACTTTATTTCGTTGCAGGAAGAATGTCGTGAAGAGGTATCTTCAATGTTTGTATCTGCAATCGATCAAGAAAAAGAATGGGTAGATTACTTATTTAAAGATGGTTCTATGATCGGTTTGAACAGTGTAATATTGAAGGACTACGTTGAATGGATTGCATCAAAGCGTATGAAGACACTTGGCTATATATCTCCTTATCAAGTATCTCAGGCTAATCCATTACCGTGGACCGAGAAGTGGATATCTGGATCTCAGGTGCAAGTAGCTCCACAAGAAGTGGAAATCTCCTCATATATAATTGGTGGAGTTAAACAGGATGTCGATGCTGACACATTGAAAGGAATGAGCTTATGATTGAGATTTATGCAAGGGATAACCCACCTTGTGCTTACTGCATTGCAGCAGTTAATTTATGTGAAGCTAAGGGTTTAGAATATAAGAAGTTAGTACTAGATAAGGATTTTAGTCTTGAGGATTTCACTATGGAATTCTATAATGCAAAAACCTTCCCACAAATCAAAAAGGACAATAAAGGCATAGGCGGATTCGATGAATTAAGAACCGCTGTGATAGCCGATCAAGTTCGAGAATCAATTATGGATCTTAGTCTATGAAATATAATCTAATTTGTGCAGAATGCGATACTGAGTATGAAATTAACGACGATGATGATCTATCCATTGAACCTAATTATTGCCCGTATTGCAGTAAGCCAGCAGAAGATCCAGTAGCAACTGATCGTGATGAAGATGAGCTGGATATATAATGGAGCTGAATACGATTTAGGTGAATCCACTCACAAGGATGTGTATGGATTTGTATATGTTGTTACTAATATAGATACAGGTAAGAAGTATATTGGTAAGAAGGTATTCTGGTCAAAGAAGACCAGACAAGTCAAAGGTAAGAAAAAGAAGTATCTTGCTGAATCAGATTGGAAATCATATTATGGATCCAATGAAACGTTAAACGAAGAGAGAGGTTCCGGCACATTATTTCATAGAGAGATTCTACGATTGTGCCAATCTAAATCTGAGTGTTCTTACTTTGAAGCGAAGCTACAATTTCAGTATGATGTGTTACTATCTGACGAGTATTATAACGGATGGATAATGGCACGATGCAGAAGAGCCCACCTAAAAAAGATTTCAATTAGCTAAAATAAAGTTGTACATTGCAACCATACTATGGTATAATACCCTATGAGTAAAAATAATGTTGTTAAGTTCCCAGGCATAAAGATCAATAAGCATCAGACTGAGCGCAATGAGTTATTAGCAGCTGCTCAAGAATGTGAAGACTATGTGCAGTACATGACCGATATGATCATTGACCAAATGGTTATGGATGGTTATGATATGGAAGATAAAAAATTAATAGATGATTTAACCGTTACTATTAATATGATGTGTGGTGCAATCAGTCGGGTATCAAAGATACCGCATTTTACTCACGAAATATTAGATGCAATGCATAATGAATTGCAGGCATTGATTGATGAAGAAGACGAATTCGATGATGAGTTCGACGATGGATACAACGATGATTAACATTAAGTAATTGGAGAAGGCATATTATATTATTAGATTATAGTGGAATCGCAATTTCGTCTATTTTGTTACAGAACTTAGAGATCAAGGAAGACATCATTCGTCATGTTATCCTTAACTCTATTCGTATGTACAATAAGAAATTCCGTGACAAGTACGGTGCAATGGTTATCTGTACAGAGGGTCGTAAGAACTGGCGTAAGGATTACTTTCCTGAATACAAGTTCAAGCGTAAGGCAACACGTGAAAAGTCAAAGTTAGATTGGCCAGAAGCGTTTCGTATTATTAACCTTGTGACTGAAGAGATCATTGAAAATATGCCATGGTATGTTGTCAATGTTAATTCATGTGAGGCTGATGATACCATTGCTCATATTGCGTTATCTACTCAAGAGTTTGGACAGCATGAAGACGTGATGATCGTTTCTTCCGATAAGGACTTTCTTCAGTTGCAGGCTAATACGGATAATATCCAACAGTTTAGTCCAATGCTTAAGAAGCTTATCCTTCAAGAAGATAAGTTTGATCTGCATGAACACGTATGTAAAGGTGATTCATCGGATGGTGTTCCTAACATATTATCTCCGGATGATACGTTTGTCTCAGGTGTTCGTCAATCACCAATGACTAAAAAGAAGATCGAAGAATGGCGGGATCTGTCAATCATGCCAGAAGATGCTCAGCGCAATTATAAGCGTAACAGTACATTAATAGATCTTAGGGAAACACCAAAGGACGTTCAGGATGAGATCCTTAAAGCCTATGGCGATCGTAAGAAAGCCCACGCTACTAAGCCACTGAACTATCTTATTAAGAAACGCTGCAGGAACTTAATTGAATGTGTCGGCGATTTTAATAACAAATCATAATTTATAAATACAAAATTAACCTAACCTATATGGAGGCTTGTCAATAATACCTTTCCCTTAACTACAATAATAACAGGAGACATTATGTCGCCAACACACCTTGAACGATTAAGAAAAGACTCGCGTGAATTAAATCATTATGAGAAACACTTGGAGAAAAAAGGTAATACGATGTTAATGTATAAGATAAAGAGAAAACGGGAATATTTAGAGTCAAAAATTATGGATATAACAATGGAAGTAGCTTGATAAAATGCCAATATATGATTATAAGTGTAACGACTGTATGGATGTTCATGCAGAAATTCGTAAGATAGCAGAAAGAAATGCCCCCTCTACATGTGTATCATGTGGAGGTGGTAACGTGTATATAAAATTAGGAGCTCCTAATGTATTGTATCACGGAACTGGTGGGGTCCTCTCAAAGACAGACGATGGTTGGAAGGATACCTTAAAAACAATTAAGAAGAATAATCCATTAGGCACATTTACCTCATCATGACAATTAAAAAAGCAATTAAGTTGAAGTTAGAGCAGCTCGCTAAAGTAGAACCAATGACAGACACACAGCGAGAAGTATTTGAAAGATACAATGAGGGTTATAATTTAGTTTTAAACGGTTCGGCAGGCACAGGTAAAACATTCATTGCAATGGCCCTTGCCTTAGAAGAAGTTCTTGATAGAGAAACTCCCTACGAGAAAGTTATTATTGTAAGGTCTATTGTACCTACAAGAGATATAGGGTTCCTACCAGGAGACGAAGACGAGAAGAAGGATGCATACACAGGTCCATATAGATCCATATGCAGAGAGCTTATTCCACGTGAAGGTGATGCGTGGGAACGTCTGATAGAGCAGCAAACAGTAGAGTTTATGTCAACGTCATTTATTCGTGGCATCACTATTAACAATGCGATTATAATTGTTGATGAGATGCAAAACATGACCGGACATGAATTAGATACAGTAATAACGCGTGTCGGTCGTGATTGTAAGTTCATCATGTGTGGTGACTACTATCAGTCTGACTTAAAGTATCGCGACGAGAAAGAAGGCATTATTGATTTTCTTGATATATTGCGTGAGTTAAAGAAGTTTAGTGTAATAGAATTTAATTGGGCAGACATTGTACGATCAGGTCTTGTGCGTGATTACATCATGACAAAAGAAATGCGATTGTCTAAGCAACGGTAACATATAAATACACTCAAATAGTTGTGTACATATAGTACATAATGTGTTATAATAGAACGAATGAAACTAAAGGAAAGAAGTAATGACAACGACATTAAAGACGTATAAGCGCCTTATGAATGAAGCTAAGCAGAACGACAAAAGCGTCACTGCGGACTTTGATCGTGAGTTAGACATTACAGCATATCTTAAAAAGGATCCTAAGATTAAAGCTCACGGAGGAAAGGACAATCTTTACTTCGACGGCGGGGCACTAGTATTTGGATCTAAGACTGTTCAAACTGACTTGATCAGCGATGACGGTTGGGATGTCGATATTACTATGGCTGATCTAAAGAAAATGATTCTTAAGATGCCAAAGATAGTAGTGACTCCATCTAAAGGTTCACCTCGTAAAGCTGGTAAACAAACCGTTGGTAAGTTCGTAGTGTCAATACCTACACAGGTCGGTGGTGTTCACGGTGCTGGAGCTCAAGATCTAGAGAATCCTCGCGTTGTGATTGATGCTAGTCCAGAAGATAGCGTTGAGATCAAGAAGCTTCATGATAAGAAGGGTGGTGTTGAGATCCGTGTCATGAAACGCGCTAAGGGTAATAAGGTCTATGTTGATTTTAAGAAGGGTGCTGATGTAAGTGTCTTCTTGGATACGCTAGAAAAAATTAAATAAGTAGGAAGTACAGATGGCAAAGTTTAAAAGATTTGAAGCATCCAATAAAAAAAAGGATAAATTCAAATCAGAACAACGTGAAGAAAGCTCTCTCAAAGAAAGAGCTTCAACTAAATATAAAATGAAGTACATTGATTATGAAACAAAATTTTCAGCACAAGACCGTTGATTTAGGATATACAGATCTTATTGCGGAGACTTTAGAATCTGGCAGGACGTACGCTACTCCTGCTGGAATCAATTATCCATCAGTAACAACAGTACTATCGATATTATCTAAGAAAGGTATTGATGCATGGAAAGCACGGGTTGGTGCAGAAGAAGCTGCTAAGGTAGGTTACCAAGCATCTAACCGTGGAACTGACGTGCATGATTGCCTTGAGAAATATGTTAATAATGATCCTGACTATGGTAAGGGTTATATGCCGCATATTCTTTCGGCTGTCAATAAGATCAAACCAGTACTTGCTGAAAGGCTAGGTACAGTGTATGGTCTAGAAGTTGCATTATATTCAGATCATCTTGGACTTGCAGGTAGAGTCGATATGGTCGCAGAGTGGGATGGTGTTATTTCAATTATCGATTGGAAAACATCAAAGAAGCAGAAAGAGACGAAATGGATAACCAACTATTTCATACAAGAGTCTTCATATGCTATCATGTGGGAGGAGCGTACATCAACGCCAATCACGCAGTTAGTCACGGTTATCGCCTGTGACGATTCACCTACACCTCAAGTGTTTATAGAACATAGGGATAATTGGACGTCTCAGTTACTAAACACTATTAAGAGGTACAAGGAAAATGACGGGGCCTGATGAGTTAGCTTTGGCTATAGCATTTACAGCATGCGCTTTAATTCTTTTATTATTAAATTACGGCAGGAAAGAAGATGAGTAACGACGATATAGAATATAACTTTGATTTTGGTTTTCACGCTGTACACGAAAACGATATTGAAGCTGTACATGAGGTCAATAACCTAAAAGATATTGCCGATGGTAAGTCTGAAAGGTCTGCCGATGATCTCATTAAACTACGTAAGGCTATTCAGCCATTACTTAACAACTTAAGAGCTAATCCAGAAAAGGATTATATATTTTGGCCTGACAGGTTAGTTAAGGTCGATGCATTTGAAGCTCACATAGATAAAATTTGCGAGGGTTAAAATGATTTGGTTTATGTTGCACTGTATAGACTATACACAGTTCTGGTATGAAGGACTAGGTTGGTCAGTAATAGATGAGGTCGGTCACCGAGGTTAATTAACTAAGGAGGATTAGTATGAAGCATAGAAGAAATCCTGTGGCAAAGCATGCGAAGAAAGTTAACAAATGTTCTGTTCATAGAGACAAAAGTAAGTACAACCGAAAGAGGATTCCAATACAGGACTCCTCTTTTTTAGTATATGCTTATAACTAAATGATATAAAAATAACTAAAATAGTTGTGTACATATTTTATAATGTATGGTATAATACCTATATCAAATGAATAAAGAAGAGAATTACATTATGAAAAATACTTACTACTTACACGAAGGTAAATATCAGAAGCAATATGATCGTCTATCAAAGTTAATTCCTGATATGGGAAAGGCTGATACTGTTGCAGGTGAAATAATGCGGGCAACGGTTTGTCTTAGCCATGAGCTGTACAACAACGGAATGGGTAATAACTGTTCTGGTGCAGTCAACTACCTTCAAGCTAAAGATTCGATCACGCATGACACATGGAAGACCGTGCACGAGTATTCTCGTGGTTGGACATATATTCTTCAACTTGCTTCTTGGCAAGCTCCATCGTTTTCAGCTGCAATGGAAAGCTTAATAGATCAAGCGGTGTTCTTCATCATGATGAATCCTGAGCTAGAAGAGTTAGAAAACCATACTGATATGCATGATCTAAAAGAAGATATGGATCAATTTTGTGTTGTGTGTAAGGATCTTATGGAAGAAGAAGATTATTCGGACATGTGTTCTATGTGTTATGAAGAAGAAGTAGGTCAATGGGAACATTAATAAGTTATATGCTTATAACTAAATGATCTAAGAATAACTAAAATAGTTGTGTACATATTTGACAATGTATGGTATAATGTACTTAATGAATCAAACAGTGAAAGAGAATATTATGGATCAAGTTACTTATATCGCAGGCGTCAAGATGACTTTAACTCGTCGTGGAATACTAGACGTTCTTAATGTTGTAAAGCCTGAGTCATCAATCAACACAGAAAATTGGATCGATACTATATTGCTTGTTGAGCAAGAAATGGATTGTTCTGGAATTGATTATTCTGAATGCACTCAACGTGAATTTGACGCTGAATGTTGTGAAGCTATCGAAGAAGTGTATAAGTCTTATCCACTTGAACTTGAAGCGTATAAGCATATAACTAAATGATCTAAGAATAACTAAAATAGTTGTGTACAACTCACTCATTATAATGTATAATGGCTATATCAAATCAAGAAACACAAGGTAGTTTATCATGAAGTTAACAAAAATTGCAGGTTCATGGATCGGGGATAACAATAAAGGCGAACAGTGTTCATTTTCTAAAATGAACCCATCTATGTCTTCGTATTCTGCTAGTGAGCCATGGAGAGGGACTAACTGGGATAACTATTACAGCATGACTTTTGCAACGCTTAAAGCAGCTAAAGCTGCACTTTCTGAATAACTGAGGTATTTCATTATGATTACATTAGCACAAGCATTTGAAAAGGCAATCAACCAAAAGAGCAATCGGAATGAAGATGGTTCTGTAAACTGGAACTATGTTGATGCGGACTGCGCTAAGGACGTAAACTTACATGGCGCTAGCTATCACAGCGTTGAATCAACTAGCTTCACCATGGAGGCATGTGAAGCATATTACGATTATTTTGATGCGTTGTGTGGCAAGTGGGAAGCTCAACAACGGGAGCTTTCAGCATGAACTACGATAGTGAAGAAATGCGTGAGACGATCTTAAGAATGATGACTTCTGGTTATTACCAGTATGAGTTACCACGTTTTAGCAAAGAACGTGATAGCATTAATAACGCATTAGTAAAGATTATGTCAGAAGCCAAGAG